GACTAATCGAAGGATATCGCTATCATCCTAACGCTGAAACACGCATCAGATTGCAGTCATACATTGACAAACACCCATCGACTGTAATCCTTGCCAGTGTCGAGGATACAGAATTTTTACACAACCACAACTTTAATATTTAACCCAACGGGGGCGCAAGCCTTATCACTACGACAAAAGGTACATAAAATGAGCAAACTTATTCAAGCATTTAAAACAAACCCATCCGACAAAAACCGTGCAAAGCTGCAAGCGTACTTGCAAAAGCACATGATGGCGATCTGCATGGCAAGCCCAGACGAGCAGCAATACCTGAAAGCCAACGGGTTTAAGGGGTAAGCCATGAAACACTCATACATACAATTGACGGACGCAGGCAAGCGTGAATTGATGCGCCAGTTAACCTATGAGTTAACAGACAAAAAGATTGCTGAACTTATGGATCAATTCGCAGACGGCGTAAAACTGGATTCAAACGGCGAGCCTTACATCAAGATCGATGCAAATGAAGTAATGATTTGCGTTTGCCCAATGCACACACATTACATTGACATTAACCACATTGAAACCGTGACAGCAAACGAGGAGGATGGCAGCGATGAATGATTACAAAACTCCAAGAGGCCGTAAAGACACTTACCACGCAGTCGAAAACAAGATTCCGTTGTCGGCGTGGATTGTTGGTTTGGCCCTGCTTGCTCTTGTGTTTGCATTTTTTCCACTTTTATCATTGGTGATGCAATGAACGAAAAACTACTCAAAATGTTGGAAGCCCACGGTGTTGATATATCTGTGGGAAGTATTGATTATTGGTCATCAGAAATTGAAATGGTTATGGCTGAAATTTGGGACGAGGCGGCTGGTGAAGAACGCAAAGGTTGCGCTGAAGATTACACAAAAATTATGCAAGACGCTGTGGTAAGAGAACGCCAAGCGTGTTTTGATCTTGTTCATAATCATCAAGATACTTACCACTGGTATGGTTTGTGCAAACGTGCTGCTGAACTTATTAAGCAAAGGGGCTAAACATGACTGACAAACAATTGGCTAGTCAACTGGCATTGATCGAACGTGCTTACCTTGTTCTGAAGATCTGGGCAGAGGATTACAGCAATGTTGATCCCGATCATCAAAGCGTAATTGATGATCTGCAAAAAGAAATTAAAAGAATCACTAAAGAGTTAGAACGTAAACCCGTTTACTGGATGCATTGCAATGGGCCAAAGTTACGAATTGTGTTTACGCCTGAACCTGGTGCTGTTGCAATGTACAGGCAGGATGTATGAGCGATTACATTAAAAAACTAGCTAAACAGGCCGGAATGGAATGGGACACACACAGCTGGTGTTGGTTAGCAAACCCTCCACATCTTGAAAAATTTGCCGAGTTAATTCGTGCTGAAGGAAAACCTGAATGGCAAGAACTTTACAAAGACGAAATCAAGGAAATCCTTAATGATGGTGAGGAATGGTCTAGCCTTGAATTTGCACAAGCCGTGTCAGACTTGTTGCGAGAGAAAAACAAATGAGTTACATAATTGGAAACCTACCGCCACTCAAATGCTTTGTGCGGCGAGAGTATTTGTACAACTTTGAGAAAGGTCACGGTGAGCTTGAGCCTGCCATCTGGGTAAGCATTAAAGCAATCCGTGGGCAGGTGTTTCGCATTGAGAGTTTGTTGCCACGATACGGCGCACTTTACGACAAGCTGCCGATCCAAGCCTACGTTTGGAATACTAAACACGGCAATCTGGATTACGACATATTGCAGCTGTGGGATTGCATGGGCTACAGGTTCACGGTCCATGAAAAAATCGGCTTGCGTAACCTTGGTGTCAAATTCTTAGGTAAAGACAAAGAATGGCATTTTGGCAAATACCTGTTTACGGTTGATTTTTGTGCCGATGGTATGGATATAGACACAGGTTTTACTGAAGTTGCTGAAGAACACAAATCATTTAATTTTATCCGGTTAGATAATGGTCAGTTTGCAGCGCAGCCAAACAACCGTTGCCTTTGGTACGATCAGTCGCTAATACCGGCTAAGACTGACTTCCCTGATTTCCAAGCATCACGCCACATTTGGACTGTTGACGGGTCACGCAAATGGTCAGCCGGCAATGATTGGTTTTACGACATTGGGGAACGGCATGAGTGATTACAGCCCACATCCCTGCATAGAATACATTTACGACAACGCACCACATTACGCCAAGGCCAAGGGAGAATTGGCGCAGCTGGAGGCGTTTAAATCAAGCCTAAAAGCTATCTTGATGAAGAAGTCTGGCGAATCTGCTGTGACCGCCCAAGAAAGGGAGGCATACGCTCATCCTGATTATCAAAACCTATGCAACGCAATCGGCGCAGCAACTGAGAAAGCCGAGTTGTTAAAGTGGCGTTTAACTAGCGCACAATTACGATTTGATGCATGGCGCACCGAGCAGGCCAGTAACCGACAAATTGAGAAAATAACTAAGTGACTAAAGCACAACGTCAATATTTAGACAAAGTAGCTAATCTTGGTTGCTCGCTGTGCCGACACTTAGGATATGGCGAAACACCTAGCCACATCCATCACATTCGACGATTAGGGATGAAACGGGACAACTCGCCAGTTATACCACTATGCCCGACTCATCACACCGGCAATGATGGGGTACATGGATTGGGCAAAAAAGCGTTTGCAAAACGTTATGGCGTGACTGAAGAAGATTTATTAGCCCAAACCGAGGCATTATGTTAGCAACCCTGCAGCTGCCGTTACCGCCATCGATGAATACATATTGGCGCAACTTTAGGGGCAGAACAATCCTATCGAAAGCCGCAAGGGACTACAAACAAACCGTAAAAGAACACGTTTTAATTAACAAAATCCCATATTTCGGCAATGTCAGACTTCAAGCCATGATTACAATATTTCCAAGGGATCGGCGCAGCATAGACCTTGATAATCGTTTGAAAGGGCTATTTGACTCTCTACAAAATGCAGGAGTGTTTGACGATGACAACCAGTTCGACACGATAAAAATAGCAAGGGGGTCGATTAAAAAGGGAGGCGGTTGTACAATTGTTATAGCAACTTATTGAGGTTACTATGGATTATCCCGCCGTATTTGTGTCTACATTGTTCCATTCAGGGACAAATGCTCACTTTATGCACTTGCAGACGGACAGTTACGCAAAGCACATTGCGCTGGCTGAATACTACGATGGGGTCATCGAACTTACAGACAAATGGGCCGAGGCGTACCAAGGCGCTTACTCAATTATTAAGAGCTACCCAAAAGACTTTCACCTAGCCACTGATCCTGTCAAATACATTACATCTGTTAAAGCGTTTGTCAAAGACATTCGTGATGAGTTGCCAAAAGACTCAGAGTTGCAAAACATTTGTGACGAGATTGCCGACTTAATTGACTCAACCCTTTACAAATTGAAGGCGTTCAAATGAATAAGTTTGGACTTTATGCCAACATTTTGGCAAAACAAGAACGTATCAAAGCAGGCAGCGGCGAGAAGATGAGAAAGCCAGGTGATCCAGGCGCACCATCAGCCAAAGACTTTAAAGAATCAGCCAAGACAGCCAAGGACGAGAAGAAATGACTGCGGCTTGGCAACGTAAAGAAGGCAAAAACCCTGCTGGCGGCCTAAATGCCAAGGGTCGAGCAAGTGCCAAAGCAGAAGGCATGAATCTTAAGCCACCGGTCAAGTCAGGTGACAATCCACGCCGAGCCAGTTTTCTCGCACGGATGGGCAATATGCCAGGGCCGATGGAAAAGGATGGGAAACCGACCAGACTAGCGTTAGCCTTGAAAGCATGGGGCGCATCAAGCAAAGAAGATGCTCGATCAAAAGCTAAAAACATAAGTGAGCGTAATCGTGGCTGATCCGAAACAAATTGCTGACGCATTGGCTCAAGACCAGTTGCTTGCTCAATTTAATCGGGGCGAAGGTCAGGCGCAGCCGTGGTACATGAAACCAATGGATATGGAAGGTCGAGCGACATTCTTGCCGTTTAAGGATACGCTGTCAGGCTCTGTGATGAACCAACGTGAATTAGCGTTGCCAGGGCTATTAGCGGGGGCGGTCAACGCATTTACAGCACCTAATCGAGTATCCACGCAAGGGTTTGACGCACCGGAAGAAGCCTTAAATCTAGCCACAAATGTTTTTGGTGGCGGCATCACGACTGGCAAAATGATGCGAAATCCGACAGGCGTGGGTGGCAAAGACGTTGGAATGAGTTTATTTAATACGGAAGGATTGCCAAACAAAGGGGCTGATTTAATACAAAACAGCGCAGAAACATTGGCACAACAATTAAAAGATAAAGGGTTTGAAGTCACGCTTGACCACAGCGGCAGCAAAGCAGGCCCATCAAGTTATTTGCGTATTTATGATCCGGAAACAGGCAGATTTATAAACAATGTCAGAATGTCGGGACACGCAAAAGGAGTTGAGGGATCGGCAAATGTTTTAAATATTGCTACACCGGAAGAAATGCAAGGTGTGATGCAATCTGCATTGGAAATGAGAGGCAAAGGGCCAAGCGAAGGAATGTTGGCAATTCAAAAACAAAATGAAATTAGAGCAGCAAAAGCAGCAAAAAAAAACAATAGAAAAGAACTATTACAACAAGAATTTAATAAGCTAGATAAGTAAGCTAAACTTAAATTATCTAAATCTACGACAATTGAGAAAGATATGGAAATCAGCAAAGTAGTGAAGTCTGGTGTACGACCTAAACCACCCGCAGCAGGGATCGGAAGAAAGAAGGGTAGCGTTAATAAAGCCACAAAAGCCTTTAGAGATACCGTTACAGCCCTACTTGAGAACAATTCTGAGAACGTTGGCAAATGGCTAGAAACCGTTGCTCATGGCGATGGCGATCAGGTTAAACCAGACCCAAAAGGTGCTTTGACGCTTATTGCTCAATTAGCAGAGTTTGCCTCACCTAAACTTGCACGAACCGAACATAGTGGCGTGGATAACACCCCAATTGAAATGGTGGTGAAGTGGCAAGACGGGAAGTAACCCTACCCTACTCGCCAAGGGGGGCGTTTAAGCCATTCCACAACCGCACCGAACGCTGGGCTTGTTTAGTTGCACACCGTCGAGCCGGTAAAACAGTCGCAGCAATCAACGACATTGTTCGGGCTGCGCTCATGTGCAAAAGCACAAACCCACTATTTGCTTACATTGCACCGTTTAGATCACAAGCTAAGTCTGTGGCTTGGGACTACCTAAAACACTTTGCTCGACCAGTTCTCGCATCATCCAACGAGGCCGAGCTGACCGTTGAGCTTGTAACTGGCGGCAAAATACGCTTGTTCGGTGCTGACAACGCTGACGCAATGCGGGGCTTGGGATTTGATGGCGTATTCATGGATGAGTATGGTGACTTCAGACCATCCGTCTGGGGTAACGTAATCAGACCTACATTGTCAGACAAGCAGGGTTGGGCGGTATTCGCCGGTACGCCGAAAGGGAAAAACCAGTTTTGGCAGATATTTGAAACAGCTAAGAAAACGCCTGCCGAGTGGTTTCACCTGGTGCTTAAAGCGTCCGAGTCTGGGTTATTGCCTGCCACCGAGTTACGAGCAGCTGCCGCACAGATAAGCGATGACCAGTTCTTGCAAGAGTATGAATGCTCATTCGAGGCGGCTATCCTTGGTGCTTATTTTGGCGAGGACTTACGCAAGATCACAGACGCAGGGCAAGTTAGGCGTGTTGATTACGATCCGCACATACCTTGTCACACGGCTTGGGACTTGGGCTACCGAGATGACACGGCTATTTGGTGGTATCAGGTTGTACGCAACGAAATCCACATCATTGATTATTTTGCAATAAGTGGTGCAAATATCGAGGAAATAGCTAAAATAGTCGTAGAAAAGCCGTATAAATACGGAAAACATTACCTACCGCACGATGCAAGGGCTAAAACATTAGCAGCAGCGGGTAAGTCGGTAATTGAGCAATTGGCTGAGTTTTTAGGCATCAACAATCTGGCTATCGTGCCTGACTTGTCGGTGCAAGACGGGATTCAGGCGGTGCGTCAGATGTTGCCGCAATGTTGGTTTGATGCTGAACGAACGCACGATGGGCTGGAGGCTTTACGGCAATATCAGCGGGAATACGACGAGGACAAGAAAGCATTTAGGCAAACGCCCAGGCATGATTGGACAAGCCACCCAGCAGACGCATTTAGGATGTTGGCAATTGCTTGGAGGTTAGAACCAAAGGTTAAACCACCGGACACGATCAAGCCTCTGATGGTCGGGCCACAGAACACAGTAACGCTTGACGATATGTGGGCAACCCACAAAACAACTAGGAGTAACAGATTATGAGTGGCGTACAACATCCTTACGAATATCAATACGAACACGTTGCGGTAAGTCAAACAGCACAAGTTCTAGGCGGCACAGGCGCAACTGGTGACTATATCCATCGTTTGTGTTGCACGGTCAGCACAGCAGCCACAGGTAACGTCATTATTTTAGATGGCACAGGGTTCTCGCACACAATTTTGCCAGCATCACCAGGTGGCGGTATTGGTCAATACAACATTGAAATTAACGCTATTTCTCGCAACGGGCCGTGGAAGATTACAACTGGCGCAGGCGTAGAAGTCTTAGCCATTGGCATATTTAGCGCATGATAGTAGCAAGCGTATTGCGGTCAGGCGGTGATTTCAAGCCTGAACACGTTTATGCGCTTGAAAAGATGTGCGCCAAGTATTTACCGAGCCATGCGTTTGTTTGTCTATCGGATCTAAAACTGGACTGTCACACGTTGCCATTGCTACACAATTGGGACGGTTGGTGGTCAAAAATGGAGTTATTCAGGCTACCAAGTGCGCTGTACTTTGATCTTGACACGGTGCTAACTGGTGACTGTACAGAAATGATTGAGGCGGCAAAACAGCACGATTTTGTGATTATGCGTGACGTTTATCGGGGCAAACACAACCCGAAAGCCATGCAGTCAAGCATGATGTATTGGTCAAAACCTGTTGATTTGTACGATAAGTTTGCAGAGTTGCAGATGTACGCAGCCGGTGGTGATCAAAGCTATATCGAGCATCATATGCGGGACAAAGTGACTTACTGGCAAGACATTACAGACGGGATTGTGAGCTTTAAGGCTGACGTTTTACCGAATGGGTTAGACGATGCCAAGGTTGTGATCTTTCACGGCAAACCTAGACCGTGGCAACAAACAAGGATACCGTATGAAATTGGTTGAAGGCTGGCAAGTTCCTGATATTGACGAGTGCTGTTTACCAGCAATTTTGTCTGAATTGCCAGACTTGAATGTAAGTTATACCCATTTAAACCAGTTTCGCACAGTCATTCAGGCTGGTGGCAATATCGGCGTGTATCCCGCAACGATGGCAAAGCAATTTGAGCGTGTCATTACAGTTGAGCCTGATTCGGTCAATTATCAAGCGTTGCTGCTAAACGTAGCAGGCCGTGACAACATTGAGCATTCGCAAGCAGCTTTTGGTGACAAGCACGGCATGGCAGCAGTCGATCATCCGTATCCTGAGAACATTGGGGCGCATCAGCTCAAGGCAGGCAACGATATTCAAGTGATCCCGATTGATTCCCTTGAAGTGGATGATTGCGACTTCATCCAGCTCGACATTGAAGGCTACGAGCATTTAGCCATATTGGGCGCTGAACAGACGATTAAGAGAACGTATCCAGTAATCACGTTAGAGCTAAAGGGCTTGGGCAGTCGGTACGGATACACCGACGAGGACACAATCGGACTACTCCAAAGTTGGGGATATGAGATTGTCGGACGGGTAAACCGTGACGTAATTTTTGCGAGAATGTAATGGAAGCATTGACTGGCGTTCAAAAATGGCTAAATGTAATCAGCCAATACGACAACGAGTTCAAGAAATGGGAGGCCCGAACGACTAAGATCGTGAAGCGTTACCGTGACGATAACCGTAACCAGAACACAAACGAAACGGCTAAATTCAACATTCTGTGGAGTAACGTCCAGACGCTGATCCCTGCTGTTTATGCCAGGCTACCGAAAGCAGACGTTTCTCGACGGTTTGGGGATAACGATCCAGTTGCTAGGGTAGCGTCGCAGTTGATTGAACGTTCGCTCGACTTTGAGATTGAGCATTACACCGACTTTCGCTCGACGATGAAACACGCAGTCGAGGACAGGTTCTTAGGTGGTCGAGGCGTGGCGTGGATTCGGTACGAGCCACACGTTCGGGCGCAAGATATTCCAGAGGATGGTCTGCAAGTCACGGAGGACGTTGACGAGGTTGACGAGGTTGACGAAACCAAGACAGCAATGACGATGGATGGCGCATTAGGTGAGGAAGTCGAGCCGCAAGAAGAAATTGAGTACGAATGTGCGCCGGTAGACTATGTGCATTGGAAAGACTTTGGGCATTCAGTCGCTCGAACGTGGGAAGAAGTCACAAGCGTCTGGCGTTGGGTGTACATGACGAAAGAAAGCCTTGCAGAACGATTTGGCGAGGAAATGGCTAAAAAAATACCTTTGGATGCAGGGCCGGAAACCAACAAGCAATACAGTACACAATCCAAGGACTTCACAAGGGCTAAGATTTGCGAGATTTGGGACAAAGAAAGCGGCAAAGTTTACTGGTTGAGCAAGAGTTGTCCCGAAGTGCTGGACGAACGTGACGATCCGCTAGAGCTTGAGAACTTTTTCCCGTGTGCCAAACCTCTGTACGCCACGATGACGAGTGACACGCTAGTTCCAGTTGCGGACTTTGTGCTGTATCAAGACCAAGCCACCGAGCTAGATATTCTGACGGATCGCATCGACGGGCTAGTGAAAGCTCTGCGAGTGCGTGGGGTCTACGATGCGTCACAACCGTCCTTGCAGCGTCTTTTGACTGAAGGCGATAACAATACACTTATCCCAGTTGATAAGTGGATGGCGTTCTCTGAGAAAGGCGGTTTAAAAGGATCAATTGATCTGCTACCGTTGGATACTTTGTCAAATGCTCTATTGCAATGCTATCGGGCAAGGGATGAAATCAAAAACCAAATCTATGAAATTACAGGTATTTCAGACATTGTTCGGGGACAAACAGCAGCTAGTGAAACAGCTACAGCACAGCAGATTAAGGGCCAGTACGCCGGTTTGCGTCTGCGAGCGATGCAAGAGGATGTTGCACTGTTTGCAAGCGAGCTATTTCAGCTAAAAGCCCAAGTTATTTGCACAAAGTTTCAGCCGCAAACCATCATCCAATACGCAGCTGCCGAGGCAATGAATGATGCGGATAAGGCGCTGATCCCGCAAGCGTTGATGTTGCTCAAAGACAAGCCATTGCGGTCATTTCGGATTCAAGTCGATTCGGATAGCCTGGTGCAAATTGACGAGAATCAGAACAAACGTGATCGCACCGAGTTCCTGCAAGCGATGGGCGGGTTCTTGACGCAAGCGTTGCCGGTTGGTCAGCAGCAACCTGAATTGATCCCAATGTTGGTTGAATTAATCAAGTTTGGCGTGGGTGCTTACAAGAAAGCCGAGCCGATTGAAGGCATGATTGATCAGGCTATGCAGCAATTAGAGGATAAACAAAAACAAATGGCAACGAATCCTACACCACCGCCACCAGATCCTGAGATGTTGAAATTGCAAGCTCAAGCGCAAACTGAGCAGATGAAGATGCAAGCCACAGCACAGGCCGACCAGCTGCGGATGCAAGCAGATGGGCAGATTGCTCAAACTAAAGCACAGGCTGAAATGCAAATGGCTCAAATGAAGATGCAAGCCGACGCAGCACTTGAGGCACAAAAGCAGCAACATTTGCAAGCCATGAAACAGGCCGAACTGGATCATGCCGAACGGTTAGAACATTGGAAAGCTGAATTGGATAACGCCACCAAAATTACCGTGGCACGGATCGGTGCAAACCCTGGCTTTGACATTCCATTGCTTGAGGCGCAAGAGGCTGCAAGTCAAAAAGTTACACAAGAACTTAGCCGCAGCCTTGAAATGGCAATGGGTAAGATGCACGAAATTCACAACAACATGGCAGACATGATCGGTCAGACGATGAACCGTATAGATGGCGCAATGGGTGTTATGTCAGCGCCTAAACGTGTCATTCGTGGCCCAGACGGGCGAGTGTCGGGCATCGAAGTCGTACAACCAACTTTGCAATAGGCTAACAAATGGCAATTACCGTTCTGCACACAAAAGTAAGTACGATTCCAGACGATGCGGATAGTACGCTTGTTCGTCCTAGTGATTGGAACGCAAGTCACAGTTTGTCAGGCGTTGGCACAATGGCAGAGCAAGACGCTACGGCAGTTGCAATTACTGGCGGCACAATCAACGGCACGACTGTCGGTGCTACGACTCCAGCAACAGGCGCATTTACTACGCTTAACTTTACGGGTGCGTTGCTGCCAAACAACTTGCCTGGCACAGTTGGGCAATTTCTAGTATCAGGTGGCGCAGGCAACGTACC